CAGGCGGTGACGTGTCCTATGTGCCGACACGCAAACCCGCGACCCAAGCCACTGGTCAGGCACGCCTAGAGTTCCTTTGCACCGAAGGTGCAAAGTCCCGTGGCTGCAGGACAAGGGAAGCTACGCTTCCCTTGGAAATTTAGGGTACTGTACATCAAAGTTCACAAGCAAACGTGCTTGTTCTGTGAGTCCCTTGCCTGGTATGACATAGTCCTTTCGAGGATCCAAAATACCAAACTCTTTGAGCGTATTGAACTGCACAGGTCCACTAAAGTGAGGTACGGTCACGTCGAGCCCTTCGACGGACTCCTTGAACGACACGGTCATGACGTACCGCAAATCGTCGCCACGGCGTTCAAATGTGGGGTGGGGCTTTACGTTGAATGTAATGATGAGATCACCAGTTATTTCCCTACTCGACCGCGGTTGTTCCCCGAGTCCCTGGAGTCTGTGTTGCGTCCCCGAATGTATCCCCTTTTCAACGTGTAGATTCACCATGACAGTCTCCACGTGTGACTTTTTATTGTTGCATCCCGGGCACCCCTTTCGTACGACACCGCACGTCTTGCAATCGTTGCACGGCCGAGCGAACATCTGGCCCATCATTCCCATCATTCCCTGCACTAACATCCCTCGTCCTTGACACGTCGGACATGTCATGGCACACGACTGACAATGTTTCGTCAATGGAACTTTGATCGTTTTGTCAGTACCCGTGTACACCTGTTCGAGTGTCAACTCTATCGTGTGATGCCTTTCGCGACTATGCTGAGGCGGAGCACCCGCGCCGCCGAACATGTGCTGGAAAATCTCAGAAATGTCCGGGCCGTGTGGCATTTGCTGCTGCTGAGGCTCATCGGTTCCAAACTGATCGTAGCGTGCACGTCTGTCTGGATCATTCAGAACCTCGTACGCCTGGCCAATCTCCTTAAACTTTTCGGCGTCGCCTCCTCTGTCCGGGTGGTGTTTCATCGCGAGCTTCTTGTACGCCTTTTTGATTTCATCGACCGAGGCGCCCTGTTCAAGACCGAGCGTCTCGTAGTGTCCCATACTGATACGTAGCGAGGTAAACTTTATTAGGCAGCGGCGCGCAGGTACTACGTACCTGGGCTTAAAACCTCAGTGCTCCGTGATTCCAAGACGAAATGAACGAGGTTGACGAAACCATTCTGACTATTTTTGAGAAGCGAATTTACGCCCGACTCATAGCATACCTCCTGGAACATACGGATCGTGTGTACTGGGAACAGAATAACCGATTTCGGCACAGGAACGCCCGTGAAGTGAATCGAGTGCTCAAAGAAGTGTTTGATTCGATGCACGCGATTTACCCATCACTCAAGGGTGTATTCGACGAAAACCTCACGCTCGTACAGCAGTGTACGTGGGTCGGAATGAATGTGCCGTGGCCCGTCGATCCAGACGACCATATCCGACGGGTCGTCGATAACATCATGCAGGTGTTCAACGACACTGTGTATGGAAATCTCCGTTGTGAAATTGTCAGCCTAGATTATGAAGCCCATTCCAAACTGTGAAAAGTGTGCATTTTACAAACCAGGCCCGTACAAGCGCACGGGGATGTGTACGCGATACGTGGCGTATCGAGGACGTGGTAAGATGGTTTACGAATTTGCAGACACGGTCCGGCTCGACAAGTCCAAGTGTGGCCCAGACGGGAAGATGTTCCTTTCGGATCCCAGGGAGCTCAAAAACAGTATCCTCTGGTCACTCATTAATGATGATGAGTGACCGCCGGCGGCGGGCTTTCCGCCTACGGCGGAAAGGACTTTACACAAACTTGACACGAGAGACGTTTTTCCGAGTCACATTCGCGCGGGTCAATGGATGTTTTTTATATGAAATCTTAGCATTGCTGTTAGCATTCATGTGCTTCCAGTTGTGACCAAACCAGCTATTAAATGAACCCGTTCGAAAGTAAGTATTTTTACCATTTTGGCGGATTCTCGTCGCGACGTCACCCTTTTTAAACGTATGGTGGCTGATAGGATCGATTGGTTTATTGGCTGGTAGTTTCACCAATTTCGTATTGATAAAGAGACTGTGAAGTCCGGTATTGTTGTTTGAGTTCGAATTTGAGTTTGAGTTTGAATGTGGAATGGGTTGGAACATGTCGGAAGATGGATACTGTGTCCATGTCCTGTTGTAATTGCGTACGAGTCTACGAAATACGCTTCTGGAATTGTGTCTTTGTGTAGGCGTCACGTTTGGGTGGTGGTACAGATTCATTGCGCGGTTAAACGCAAGTTGCTCACCATGACGACTCAACTGTGTATTGAGTAAGGTTTGAACCATACCAGCTAGAGTAGCTGCCGAAAGGGTCGAGAGGTTTGTCTGGCGACTGATAGTCGTCGGCATCTCTTACTCGTTGTAAATAAAATATTTCAAATGATCATATGGGTCACAAGATAAAGGGCCAGTGGCCGCACCAGTACCGCCCGAGCGCCACGCGACGTGCGTCAGGCCTCGAGCCCATTAAAGAGTCCATTGTAAACGCACGGAAACTCTGGAGAAGAGCTATCCGACGCGTAAAAGCCAACTTACAAATCAACCGCAATCTTCTCACAAAGGGAACCGTGATCCGTGGCCGTTTCACGGTGAAAAATCGTACAAACGCAAAATCTCCTTGATAATCTCGTGACGTTTGATATCATCTTCAGAAAACTCTACGTGCTCAACACCGAAGATGGGGTAGTCCTTGAGGCGTTTCATCAAGTCCAAGAGTCCGTTGTTTTCAAACCCGCGATCGTGCTGACCCGTGTCACCCGTGATTACGAGCTTGGAATCCTTCCCCAGACGGGTCATGACCATACGCATCTGGTTCGGCGTCGAATTCTGCATCTCGTCGGCGATGATCCAGGAGTTGTCGAACGTCCGACCGCGCATGTACGCCAGAGGACACGTCTCGAATTTCGTCTTTGGAAACAGCGAATCCTTCATGGGGCGGACCCACGGATCCATCTTCTTGTCCAGAGTCCCCGGCAAAAAGCCGTGTTGCTCGTCGACCGAAATGGCGGGACGCGTCAGAATAATATTTTTGGCATGGCGGGATGCTGCTTGGCACGCCATCATCGTCTTTCCGGTACCGGCCGGGCCGGTCGCAACGACGATGGGGACGCGGGGGTTTTCGAGCAAAACTTGGTACAGACGGTGCGCCATACTTTCTAAGAGTCTCAGTTCTCTAACCAGACAATGTCACGAGGGAGGTTCATCTTCCAGCAATAGTAGAAGCAGTCAAAGTTGCACTTGCTCTTGTAGTCTTCGGGTACTTCACCGTCGACGAGTTTCACAAATTGGATCCGTCGACGTGGGATGATAATCTGAAGCTGTGGGTCGATGGTCGAAAACAGTTTTCGGACGTATTGTGTAAACAGCTTCGGGGCTGGCATGATGATGATGAACGGCTTGCCGAGTTCGACGAGTCGGTCAAGCACCTTGGGAATCATCGTGAATGGCGGATTCGAGACGATAATGTCGCCTCGGTTATTCTCGAAAAAATCCTCATCCTGGTGGATGACTTCAAACCCAATTTCGCGTAGAATCTCACCTGAACGACCGTCGCCGTAGAACGGTTCCCATACCACCTTGTTTTCTGGAATGAATTGTTTGATAGCCTCCCACGCCGACTTGGGAGTCATGTAATCATCGTGCTTCTCAAACGTCTTGGTTTGAAACCCTGCCATTTATTTGCATATGCTTTGGAGTTTTAGGTTCGATTCACAACCTGCCACTCTGCACTCGTTCCGTTGAGCGTCGTCAGGATAATGTGACCCGCCTGTTCCGGATCGAAATGGTCGGCACAACAGAAAATGTCGAGGTACACGGTGTTGTTTTCAGGGTACGTGTGGACCGAGAAATGAGACTCGGAGAGTACGAGGACGCCGGTGACACCGAAAGGCTCAAACTGGTGGAACGCCCTGCTGACGACAGTCAGCCTGCACTTGTCCGCAATCTCCTCCATCAGAGGCTCAATCTCGTCAATGAACTTGAAGTGAACACCCGAGACACGTCCGATGAGGTGCTTCATTCTTATTTTAAAAATGTCAGGTTTTTTTATACCATGAACGAGTTTTCAGTCATAGACGGCGAACTCGCAATCCTACGCGGCGGTGAAGTCGAGTACGTCTTCGAACGTGATTCGCTCAGCAGGGCCACATACAACTACATGATCCATTGGATCCAGGACAGCAAGTCGCCTGATGATGACCCCGGAGCGGCGTGGCTCGAGGCTGAAAAGGCTTGGGACGCACTCAGTCCCGAGATGCAGGGTATGATTATCACCCTCGCGAATAAAGAGAGACAACAGGCACGTGACATTCGTGATGGGCTGCTTGCAACCCTTCACGGATACCAGGGGGTCAAAAGTATCAAGGATGCTTACGCCGAATGTATTCGTACGTGCTTCGGTCAACTAAATTAGTTCAACCTGACATTCTTCTTCGACCGGAACCGTCTCTTCAGGAATTTCATCGAGCTCAACGTCACATATACCCTTCTTGCGCATGGCGAGTACGCGGTCCCAAAATTCCTTCATGACCGGGAGGTACTTGGCAAACCACTCACGGTCACGCGGAACCTCGACGACGACAAACTCTTCGGGAGGGCCCTCCTTGTACTGGACGAAATCACACACCTCGAGGTCCATAATCTCGAGGAGCAACTGAATCTGAGGTAGGTAGTACCCCGGAACCTCGGGTTTAATCTTTCGACTCAGAGGGCACTTTATCTCGAGGAGTCGACCAGACTCTGTGATGCCGTCAGGACTTCCTCCGAGAAATTTGTGTACCGGATGTTGCACGAGACCAATCTCGTGTGAAATTTGACCATGGCGCATGTCGTACAAGTCACGGACCATGGGTTCGAGGCGCGTTCCGTGGGCAGTCGCTTCGTTACCGGCCCACGGGCGCGCCGCGCCGCACTTTTTCGCCAAAAGTCCTTCGGGCTTTTCGTACGGATTGAGCCCGATGGCCGTCGCCGCATCGCTCGCCGTCAGCAGATTTCCACGGAGATCGAGCCACTCCTGACTGCGCTGGTCGGCGTATGATTGTGCCAAAAGTTCTTTGACTCTTGGATGAATTAAACACTTTGTACATTGAGAATATTCACAATCACAACTACCGAAAACACCTAGATTGCACGCTCTACATTCTTTGCGTATACGTTTTGATCCATTACATTCATCACACATATCTACTTCTTGAATCTCTCCGTCGTCTTAAGTGCAATCTGGGCCGCAAATTGTTCCGCCTGCTTTTTTGTCGTTGCAAATCCAGATCCGTACGGAACGCCATCCACGACAACCTCGATGTGAAACGTGCCGTTGTATTGACCTCTGACCTGGTAATCGGGCAGCGGCACCTTGTTCGCTTGACACCAACGCATCAACTGGTCTTTGTAGTTGTCGTCCGTGAGGTTCATATCGACATGTTCAAACGCCGCAAACACAAACGACTTGGCGTGAATCATCCCAATGTCCAGGTAAATGGCACCGACGAGCGCCTCAAAAACATCCTCGAGGATATTCTCGTTGGTGTTCCAGCCGTTACGCATCCCCTTGTCATCCATCAGAATCCACTTGTCGAGTCCGAGTCGTTTTGAAATTTCACACAGCGTTTTACCGCGGACCAATTTGGTCCGGGCCTTGGTCAAAAACCCCTCCTGCTCCTCTGGAAACTTTTCAAAAAGAAACCGCGTAATGATAAAGCCAAGAACGGAATCACCCATAAATTCCAGCGTCTCGTACGAGCCTTCAAGACCATTGTACTTTTTGAGGGCTGATTTATGCGTGAAAGACCTGCGATACAGTTTGATATCATTGATTTTCGTTCCTACGAGGCGTTCAAGCGCCACGCGGTCGATGTTTGGGGCATCGACGAGCTCTGGCGCTTCAACGGTTTCCATTACACTACGTTCACTTTTTGTTTTTAAGTCCCCGGGGGAACTTCCTCAAGCCCTCACACCAATCTGGGGATGCCCCTGGAACGCCGGGATGTACCCGGGGCCAGTACCTAGCTCGTCATCCATCGGTTTTCCTGTAGGTTTTTTAACAACCTGAAACACGAAAAAGAGCGCCACGAGGATAAGAAACAGCATCAACAGTTTATGCATATTACATTAGACCTTGGAAAAAAAATAGATCCAGTTGGCAAAGCCAACTGTTTCAAGCCTTCTTCACGGTGGGACGCTTCGCCGCTGCGGGCTTCGGCGTCTCGGCAGTCGCGGCCGCCGCGGCCGGGGTCGCCTTCTCCTTTACGGGCTTCTCCGCCTTGATGTAGTGCTTGTTGATGTACTTCTGGATGTTCAGGAACGTCACCTGCACGTCGGCAGGGGGGTCCAGGATCGCCTTCAGGGCGGCATCCAGGTTGATGTTCTGACCCTGCTTCAGGCCCTTCTCCGTCACGTACTCGTTCACCTTCTTGGTCACCTGGGAACGGGAAATCTGCTCACCGGCAGCCAGCTTCAGAAACTTACGCAGCTCCTCGGAAATGTCCAGGGGCTTGTTGAAACCGTTGCTGGTCGAACGGGCCTTTGCCTTCTCGCCCTGCGGGTCCTCGATCAGGTTCTTCACCTTGCGAAGGTCCTTGCGAAGGAGCTTGATCTCATCGAAGATAGTCTGCAGAGTGATGGTAGTGTCAGCCATTGCTACTTGTTGAGCCCTTCACGTCTTTAACTAGTTTCGCGGTCTGAGTACCGAACACGAGCAAGAGAAGGATGAGCATCGGCCATGTCAACATGGGCCCTAGGACCATGAACATAATCAGATGCCATACCATGAACCCACCGTACACCGGCGTATCCTTTACGAATTTGTACGCTGTAGAGTAGTCTGTAATAGAGAGTACGTTACTGGTACTCATCTCTACTTATTCTTGGACATTTTTTTGACAGCGAATGCAATAAACAGAGCCACCAGAACAGTCCCGACACATATCAACAGGATTATCGCCCAAATTGGAAACCAATTCGTCATCGTTCCGTCACCGCCTCCCGACTTTCCGTCGCCACCGCCATTCGTAGTTCCGTCTTCGGTCGGAACCGCGCAACACCCAGGATCACATGGAAACTGTGCATCGCCCTCCTGGAAAGCACAAATCATATTCGGACCCGATTCCGTTCCCGTGGCGGGTGTTACACCAGGTGTCACCTGTGCCATCTGTTTACAATTCTTGTCTTTGTACTGTGGGCCACAGTACGTCGGACCCGTCGTCACGTATGTGTTTCCTGTTCCACAAAGCCCGTTATTCTGAAGCGTATATCCAGGTGGACATATTTTGGTGACGATTGTTGAACTCGTTGACGTGGCACAATTGGAAGGGTCGGTCGGAATGGGCATGTATCCAGAAGGACACGTCGCTTCGACTGTCGCTACTGAATTAACCAGACAAAGCCCTGAAACATCTATCGTAAATCCAGTCGGACAAATTTTTGGGACGGTTACGGCGGATCCAGTCGGGTGGCGGCACCTGGTCTTGTCGACTGGTAATTCAACATAGCCTTCTGGACAAACTCCCCAAGGCATTTCTACTTAGAGCTTAGGTTTGTTTTTTGAGCAGTACCATGGAGTACGGAACCCCCGTGAAGATTCCAGACGGCCGTTACTTTCTGAAGGTTTCAGCAAAGGGTGACGCTCGCGTGTTCCACCAGGTGAACAATGTCGTGGTCGATACACCACTGACCAAGGAGACTCGTCAGGTGAATCTCCGCATCCCCTCAAAAACTTTGTTTGAGAATATCGATAACGAGCTTCTGAGTCAGGCGGAGGTGAGCAAGCTCGAGTGGTTCGGTAAGGATGTTTCGACCGAGACGATTCGTTCCGCGTACCAGGCGAGCCTGTCTGCAGACGGCGATCTCTTAGCGTCCCTGGCGTCCGTCAAGGGACAGGTGGTGACGACGTTCTTTGACGCTCAGAAGAATGCCATTGAGCAGATTTCAGGACCGTGTGATTTCCTGTTTGAGCTGGCTGGTCTCTGGTTCCTCAAGCGATCCTTCGGGCCCATCTGGCGCGTCGTCCAGGTTCGTCAGCGCCCGGCGCCAAAGCCAAAGACGAAGGGGTACCCAGTCGAGTTCCAGTTTGCCGACGAGCCAGAGCCAGAAGGCGAGGAGGACGACCCGGCGGATTACCTGGACTGAAAAAAAAAGTCGTATACTATTATAACATGGACGGCAAAGGTCTGGCAATTTTGATTCTTCTGTTCCTGATTGCCATGATGGTATTTTATCCTCAGCGTAGCGGGTATGCCCCGACAGGCAGCGACCCAGTCGGCAGCGACGTGGTCACATCTGCCGTCTCAGGCTCTGGCCCGATGATCATGCAGGGTGGTTCCGGTGGTGTCATCACCCAGGGTGGTCTGGCTGACACGTCAGGCGGTATGTACAACTCGGTCGACGAGCCAGCCCCGTTCGCCGTTGGCAGCGGTGCCGGCGTGCGCACCGTGGACATGCCCGTGTACGACAACACCAACGTGGGCCTGATTCCCAAGGAGGTGGTGACGACCGAGGATTTCGGCCAGTTTTCTCCAGACGCCATCCTGTCTGGCCAGAACTTCCTGGACCCGCGTGCCCAGATTGGTTTCCCCGAGACGATCGGCGGCAACCTGCGTAACGCCAACCGCGACTTCCGCTCCGAGCCAGCCAACCCCCGCGACGCTGTGAGCATCTTTAACCTGTCCACCATTCCTCCGGACACGATGCGCCCCAAGTTTGAGATTGAGAACAGCTACGAGAAGTAGAGATCAAGTCGTTTCGACTTGGGATCACGGAACAACTTGACTTGAGAATGGGACTAAGACTTAAAAAATAAACAAATTAAATAAACAAATGGACGAGTTTAAAGCCGTCATGACCGAGTGGCTCTCCTTGAAGCACCAGCTTGCTGCTGCGAGGAAAGACATGGCTCTGCTGAATAAGCGCGAGAAGGAGCTCCGGGCACAGGTCCAGGAGCACATGAAGGAAATTAAACAGACGCAGGATGTCGACACGGTCAAGATTAACCAGGAGAAGGTGTCTCTGCGCACCAAAGAGTCCCGTGGAAGCATCACTAAGAATGTCATCTTGGCGGGTCTGCGTGCATACTTCAGCAACGACGAAACTAAAGTCGAGCAGGTCTACCAGATCATAGTAGACCACGCACCAGTCAAGGAGCGCAACACAATCACCGTCAAGAAAACCGCTTGATCAGGTGTCACTTGTGACACCGCCGCGCAGCGGCAGTAGACGTCTAAAAGAGCAAGCCCCAGAAACAACAAGTAGAAAAGATGGGTATCAACAACGAGTACCGTGACGACGCTTTCACCGGTGTTGACGACGTCGATGACGCCTACGACGAGCAGGAAGATCACGAGATTGTGCTCGGTCCTCAGGATTGGCACGACTGGCACTCGGAGGATGTCCTCAACATGTGGATGTCCCTCCGTCAGTACCTCGAGGACAACCACCTCAACAGCACCTTGATGAACAAGGCGTCCTTCCACAACTTTGCCGAGTTTGTCCGACAATTTTCTCGGTAGATAGTATCTGCTCACATGGATATCACCGGTCCCAAGATTCTGACCCCAGCCATCCTGTTCGCCCTGCTCAGCCCGGGCCTGCTCCTGCGCGTGGGCCCCAGCCCAGTGCTGATCCACGCCCTGGTGCTGTCCCTGGTGTACTACCTGATTGCCAAGTTTGTGCTCAAGGTGTCCCTGCGCCCAGCTGACATGATCGTGCCCGCCATCCTGTTCGTGCTCCTGACCCCAGGCGTGCTGCTGACCATCCCACCGGCCAGCAAGGGTGTCTTTATGTCCGGCCAGTCCTCCATGCTGGCTGTGGGCGTTCACACCCTGGTCTTTGCTCTGGTCTTCTCCTTCCTGCGTAAGAATTTCGCCGGTTACTATTAAATGAACGGCCAGAAGTACGTCGGTCTTCTCATGAATTCCCGTACTCAGGCGCACGCCTTTCACTTGACGACCAATTCGTTTGCACAGCACAAGGCGCTCCAGGCGTACTATGAA